CATACCACCTATCAACGTAATATGTACTGTTCACGGCAGGGTTTACTTCAGCCCCCGCATTACGCTGGTCAATCATCATCGCACCATTAATGATGCGGTTCTTGAAGCCCAAACTATTTCCGTTTGCATAAGATGCCAATGTAGAGCTATACGCTTGCACATCAGTTCCAATAGCCAAACCAAGGTTTGTGCGAGCGTCAGATGCAGTCGTTGCATTTGTACCGCCAGAAGCAATAGGCCATTTATCGCCGCTTGTGCCAGCGTAAAGGTCTTTAATCTGCTTCATCAATGTACGAATGGCGTTGTTAATGCCACTTGGCGCACAGCCTTCGTCAATGTTAATGCCAGCAATGTCCGTGTTGGAGTTTGCTGTTGCGCTGTAATCGCTGATTTTGTCTTTTGACATTTATTTCTCCGTTAATCCGAATGAAGCGCCATAGCCTGCGGCAATAGCTTTACGTTGAAGTTCTTTGCTTAGTGGTTCAATTGTCACCACAGAGGCTTTGCTCATCAATCTAGATGCAAGTTTAGGATCAAGCATCGCATCAACCAGCAACTCACGAATCTGGTCATCAGTTCCGTTGTAAAGCCAGTTTAATGGAGCCGCCACCTTATTGACAGCAGCAGGCACTTCGCCAAACATTTGCTTGCCAATGAAAGCGCCAATGACGTTTGCTGTACTCAAGTTCTTGAATGTGTCAGAGCCAGGCACTTTGCCTGCACGTTGCAACACGCCAGCATCCAAATCTTCAGCAACCTTTTTCAAGACTGCAAACTGAGTCTTAGAAAGGTCTGTGTCTTTTTCAGCCGCACGAATGGCGCGAGTGAAAGCAGGCTGTGAAATCATGTAATCACCAGCGCGAGATGGGTCGGGCGTAGTGGTTAATACTTTGCCTTTGAACTCTTGAGCAGCTTCAAGACGCTCAATGCCTTTGCTTGACTTTGCATATTTGCTCAAATAGTCTTGATAGCCAGGAGCAGCAGCTTCAATTGTGTCGTCAACAGCGCGAATTACTTGTTCCAATTGACCTTTAGCCAAACTGTACTGAGAACCTTCTTTATCCAGCAAGCCTTGTGCAGCACTACGCAGGTCTTTACGGACTTCGTACATACGTTGTGGCGTAGTACCGTCAGCCAATTGCTCTTTAGCCCAATTCATAGTCTTCTTGACTGTTCCGCGAGCGCCAGCATCAGAAGCAAGAATGTCATCAATTGTCTTGTTTACATTCAAAGCCACAGCAGATTGGAAAGTCTCTGGACTAACCGTAGACTTTGCAAACGCTTCTTCACGCAATGGAGAAGTCACTTCATTGCGTTTAGCAATAGCAGATTCAACAGCCGCCTTATCTTTTGCCAAACGGTCAAGAATAGCTAATCGAGCTTGGTTAGCCTCTCCAATCTGAGCGCCAAACTTGCCAGTCATATCCAAGGCACGAATTGGGGTCTCAGCAGCGATTAAACCAACGTCACGGCTTGCTTGAGCAGCAGTAGGAGTGTAGCCACCGACAGGAGCTTGATAGCCTTCCATAGCCTTAATAGCTGTTTCAGGCTCGCGTGACAATTGACGCAATACACCGCCAGCGATTGCTTCACGACCAGCTTGTGTGCCAGGTCGAACAATCTCACGAACAGCACGACCTGCGGCAGGAGCAACAGCCATTGCACCTGAAGGTGTAGCAGCTCCACCAATACTTGCAATCAACTGCATTAATGGGCTTGCATCGTTTTCACGGGCAGCACCAGCGGCCATAGAGCCACCAGTAGCAGCCGCCAACTGTGCAGGCATATTCTCGCCAAAGAACTTGGCAAGTTCTTGTGTGCGAGTAGCCAATTGAGGGGCAACAGCTTGAGTGACTTTTTGAGCCAATGCGCCAGGGCCAGCAACGCCACCGATTGCAGCAGCAGATTCTGTAAGCAAACGTTCAGGAGCTGTATTTGCTTTAGGCATACCAACAGCAGACAAGAAGTCACCAAATGCTTCTGTTTGTGGCTTAAACACCTGACGACCAGCGGCAAGGTTAATCAAGCTCGCAGGAGCATCTGCAATCATTGCAGGCAAAGAAGCAGCACCAGTAAGAGCGCCACGGGCAGTTAAGCCCATATCGCGTAACAAATCGCCACTTGTTCGTGCCGTTTGCTTTGGCTTATCAAAACCGAAAGCAGCTTGCACTTCTTCTTTTGCTGTCATCTTTTTAGGAGCAACAAGTTTTGGTTCTTCACCAGCAAGAATTGCAAGCGCAGAATCTGACATAGAAGCAATGTCGCCATTGGCTAATGCTTCTAAATCCTTATCCGAAAGTTTAGATAAATCTGGTGGCATTAAAAACCGCCTTTTCTACGTTTTTCAATTTCAGCTCGAGCAGCATCTGCAATGCTAGGAATTTGATTTTCAACTTTAGGGCTGAAAACATCAGCGTAAGGGTCTTTGATGAAATCACCTTTGCCACCCAATTGAGTAGCCAATGACTTGTAATTTGCTTGATCTGCTTGCAGTTGTTTCTGACGTTGCTTAACCATTGCGCCAGCAACAGAATACAAACCTTGACGTTCTTCAGGTAGCAATGAGCCACCAGCAAAGACTTTTTGAGCGTATGCTTTGACCTCGTTAGGAATCGAGCGATTGCCAAGAATTGTGTTTTTATCACCTTCTTGCACAGCGCCAGATGGGTCATAAATCTTGCCGATGTTGTAAATGATTGCGCCATCAGCAGCTTTATTGCCTTTGGTTGCTTCATTCATTGCAGCACCAAGAGAAACAAAGCGGTTTGCAATTTCAGTTGCTCCGCTGTCTTTCACAACACCACGCCAATCTTTCAGCAAATCAGCTTGAGCTTTAGCAACAGCCGTTGGGTCTTTCAAATCAACAGCAACCTTTGGAGATTTCAAAGATTCTTGACGATCAATGTATTGACCAATCAATGTGCGCTCTTGAGGCGTTACTTCAGCAAATGGCTTCATTATTCCAAGCACTTGCATTGCCTGCTTAACAGGGCCAGCCAAATCTTCTTTAGCTGTGCCAGCAACAGTGCTAATGCCTGTCAATGGAGAAATCTCAACCAGTTGACCGTTTACTTCTTTGTACTCTGGTTTGTACTTGGCATAAGTCTCAGGAGAAACTAAAGCCAAACGAGACAACGCTTCACGGTTAATCGTTGATGGGCCTTGCTGTGTTGGGATAACAGCTTGACCAGGCGTTTGGAAATACTGAGCAATTTCTTCAGGAGCGCCAGACCAGTTTTGTTCAACAACACCAGGCTTGATAAGTTGAGGCAAGAATTGACGCACAGCTTGAGCTTCTTGCTGTTTACGCATAAGTTCTTGCACTTGCATACCAGCCATCTTTTCTTGCAGACCTTGGTTCAAAGCCTGTTTGTAGAGCTGTTGGCCAGCTTGCAATCCTTGAGCAATAGCCAAAGCGCCACCGCTAGGTGTACGGCTTGGAGCGCCAGCCTGAAGCAAAGCAGTAGCCATGCCTAGATTTGACTGACCTTGTGCTTGTTCTTGCAGACGTTTGAGTTCGTCAGCGCCAAGCAAGCCACCAAGATATGAAGGAGTTTCGCCGTATAAAGAGTCTAAAAGTGCCATGATTTATCCTAACCACCATTGATCTACGCCACTAGGCATTGAGCCATAGTTAGTTGATGCTGGACTACCAGTTAGCCAATTCCAACCTTGCTTTAATCCACCAGTTCCACCAGTGCCTAATTTGTCAAGACCACCCAACAGTTGAACACCAAGCAGGCCAGTACCCAAAGCCGTAGCTGTTGGGTTAGTGAAGTAAGGTGTTTGAGATGTTGAAGTTTGACCAGCAGGAAAACCATAGGCTTGCTTCAGGTAATTTGTTAGTTGAGTTTGTGGCAAGTTTTGCTCGTAAGCGTACTTAGCCATATCAGCTTGCAGAGCTTGGTTTTGATAGCCTTCGCCCAATTGACCAGCCGCCAACAATTGCTGAATGTCAGAATAGTCTGATGCAGCCATTTGAGGCGCACCAAATGTGGCTTGCTGTTGGCGAGCGCGTTCGTCAGCATAGTTTTGATATGCCAATTGTCCAGCCGTACCTGTCAGGCTTTGTGCCAATGTGTTAGCAGCTTGATTCTGAAGGTTTGTCATAGCGCCAGAGCCATAACGACCAGCCTTAGACGCTTGTGATGCAACGTTACCGATTGCAGTGTTAAAAGCGTTTGTCGCAGCTTGTGCGGCAGGCTGAAAAGCACCTGAAAAGAATGGATTGCCACCAAGATAGTCACCTTGGATAGTACCCATCAATTGATTCTGAGCAGTACCCAACAAAGGGCTTCCAGCTTGAGCGCGAGCTTGCAGTGCTTGGATGCCTGTCTGAGTAGCCGCAGATGGGCCGACATAGCCTTGACCTTGGTAATACTGTGGGCCACCAGCTTGATACAAGCGTTGAGCTTCTTCCAGACCATACTTCAAATATGGCTGAATGGTTGGGTCAATCTGTGTGGTTTGTGTGGATGTGGTTGTTTCGACTGCCATAAAAGCACCTTTCTTTTCAAAGGACTCCGTAGCGGGTCATCCACGGAGCCATTATATACACTAGCCCACGATTATGTAAGCGTAAGTTTTGTTTGATGTGGAGTTTGCAAAATGAGTCAACACAGCCTCACCTTTTGTCTGCGAACTAGCGTAAACACCATAATCACCAGCAGCATTTGTTCCATTTGATGAAGCAAAGTTGACAGTAACAATGGCTGAAGGCGTTGCAGGGCGTGTTGGGCTTGTTTGAGCAGGGATTTGCTGGATTGAAACTGCTGTGCTTGTTGTACGCCACATAATTTCAACGTAATCATTTGCTTGCATCTCAACCCAAAAATTCATAGACGCAATCAAATGCCCATCTACGCCACCATGCGAGCTTGGAATAGAAAACCGACTATTTGAGTTAGCAATGTTTGTGCCGTTCTTGGCGAACCAAACATCTACGTCTTGAATCTGAGTGTCTGTATTTACAAACTGAAAACTAAATTGAAAGTTATAAATTCCGTAACTTTTTGCAGTAATTCTTGAGTTACTTGCAACAGAAATCCCGTTTGAAAAGTCTGTTGTGTTGTACGTCACAGCGTATGCCGCAGTTGTAGATGCCGCAGTTTGGTCTGTTGAGTCTTGGAACGCGCCATAAGGCGTTGAATCAGTAAAAGCAGCAGCAGAAAACGGAATGATGACTATCTTGCTGTCAGGACTGATGCGTTGGTCATAAATCGTTGTAGTCGTGGCATTACCAGTGGCAAGCGTCACAGTACCGTGATTGTTTGTCTTGCCATTCATAATGCCGTTGACGATTTCCGCAACAGCCCTTTGATCTCCACCAAATACGGGTAGTGTGCGAAACATTAACGGCTCCCTTGTGGAACAACATCAATATCAACAGCAACAGCCATGTTCCAGTTATCGCCACTTGGCGTAACTTGCAGTCGATGGTAGTTGCCAGAGCCACGCAGAGAAACCCTGTTGTCAGAGTCTGCCGCTGTGCTTGTGCCGAATGTCACGCCATCGCTTAACAATGTGCGAGAAGCCAAGGCAACCAATGCAGAGCCGTTATCAACCTGTGGGCGAGCCAAAGTTACCAATGATCTGCCGCCAGTGGAAATGTCGCCTGTCTCAATGGTCGCTGTTTTCTTAGCGCCGTTGAACGTAATGACTTTCGTGCCAGTAGTGCCACCCAAGAAGTATTTGCCACCAGAGTATTGGTTTGAATCCAAAGACACACTCAAAGCGTCAATTGACGAGCTGATGCTGTCCAATTCCTCAAGCGTCACCGATGCGGTTGTAGCGTCAGAGATGTAATCAGCAGTGGTCATCATCACAGACCACTTCTTTGTGGTGAAGCTGTAAACCAACAACTTACGCTCTGCAAAACGGCTCTTGTAGTTCCACAAAACGAGTTTGCGAACTGGGTCAACAGCGCATGACATGGTTGAAAAGTCAGGGTCAGCGTCACTAAAGAAAAAGCGATCTACTTTTTCAGCGCCAATTGGCATGACTTGTTGACCATCACAAACGTAAAACCCGTCATCAGACAAGAAGAACGTCAAACCTTGATATTGGCTGATTGAGCCTGACGCAATGCAACCCTTCTCACGGCTGATATTGTCAAACTGGAAAATGAAAGGCGTACCAACGTAGCTCATACGGTGGATTGACTTCTCCATCAGGATAAGACCAAACTCACCGCCACGGATGCCAGTAATATGACCACCATCAGGAATGTCTTGATAATCAGCTTGAGTGATTTGGCTAGTAGTCCATGCAGTTTCATCATTAAGACCTGACCATTGAGCGCGATAAGGATAGTCGCCACCGCTGCTTGTGATATTTGCAGCAACCACAAAGTCACGAACCACAGTCACAAACTTTGCGATAGGAGCATCATCAGCCAGATTTCTAAAAGATGTGCTGTCATCAGCCACAAAAGACTGAAGGCGATCACCAAAGTTAGCCGCGATTGTGCGGTTTCCAAATCGAGTGAAACGGATGCGCTGACCAGCAGGCGTGTTCAAACCAGCCTCAACAGACGAAATGCGAACGTTTCCTGTCGTTGTTGCAGATGTTGTTGTGACCGTAAAAGAATCAGCATTGACCTTTGTGACTGTGAACTGACCATCGGTTGCAGTGCCACTTGTGAAGTTCAAATAGACAGAATCACCAGTTTTCCAGCCGTGAGCCGTAGCTGTAACTGTCAAAGTTGTACTTCCAGACTGAGCATAAGTGCCAGCCGTATACCAGACTGGAGTCAAAGCGCCAACAGAATCAACTGTGTAAATCTTTGCCTGACCAGCAGCAAACAGCTTGATCGTGCCTGATTGGTCTTTTGAATATGCCAATGTCATCAGGTTTTCGTCAGCCGCAGCAGACAAGTCAGCCTCAGACGGAAAAGACGCATAGCCTGTTTGTGTTGGGTAGCAGTTTTGTGCTTTGGTGATTGCGCCAATCAGACCTGGCTGATCTGGTAACCACTCACCTAATGGAACTCGTTGTATTGTCATTGTCTCAGCCAAGTGTTTGAACTTGAGGCAGTTTGCGCCCAAGTGTTTGAGTTACTTGCAACATCTGACCAAGAATTTGAGCCTACGCTCGATTCTGACCAAGTGTTGTCGTTTTGCGACACATCAGCCCAAGTATCTGTGCTAACTGGTACGTTAGACCAATTATCGCCCACACGCACCCCATTGCAAACAACAATGCAGTCGCAGACCACAGACCCAGTGAAATCGTAGACCGCATAAGCACTAGCCTCAAATGTTGCGTCACAGGTTACAGATGCAGACCCATCAGCCGTAATGCCGCCCAATGCAGTGACAGTTGCCGATGCAGAGATTGAAGCATCAGCCTCACGAACTCGGATTGCATCAGCAGAGACAGTGGAACTTGCCGAAATATCAGCCGTAGCGTTTGCAACGATGCCACCAAGAGCTGTAACAGTCGCAGAACAAGAAACGTCAGCTGATGCGATAGCAATACGCTGTCCAGCCGCAGAAACAGCCGCAGAAGCCGTTATATCTGCCGAGCCAATAGCAACCCTAGTCGCATCACAAGAAACGCTTGCAGAAGCGTCTACGGATGCCGTACCTAGTGCGACACGGATAGCTTCACATGAGACAGATGCAGATGTGGAAACAGAAGCAGCGCCAGCAAATGTGACGCTTGAATCTGCCGAAACTGATGCGCTAGTCGATACTGACCCGTAAGCATCCCACAGTGTGACTGACGTTGTGTATAACTCACTGTCAAGAGACAGCGTTAAGTCGTCAAGACTAGCCTTGAGATTATCTAGGCTGTCAATTGTCCACGGTGGGAGCAGGTCAGCCATATCACGCCAATGTCACGCTCAGTGAACCAGATGCGATGCGGAAAACGTCACCAGTGGCGATTGTTTTAGAAGCATCCAAGGCAGTGTGGAACAACAGATTACCGCTTGTAGAAGCATCACGGATGCCAACGTGGGTAATTGTTCCCCATGAGCCACCAGCTTGAGGAAACTCAATCGCTGCGCTGTTTGTTGTCACGCCGTTAGTAGGCGAACCAAAAGTGATTGATTGACGGGCGTAAGAAGTGCCAGAGACTTCAGTACCTGAATCAGCGTCAGTTGGGTCAGCAGTGTAAAGAGCCAAGTACACAGCCGATGGGCTTGTGTAGGCGGTATTACGCAAGGTTGCATTAACCAGTGCGTTTTCTAAGTAGTTACTCATTTCAGCCATAAATTACCTCAGTGTGGTTGTCATTGACAGTGGAACACCAGAATACTGAGAAGATTCGTCAGACTTGGTGATTGTGGAGATTGCTCGGTCATACATAGTTCCCCATGTATTGATTCGAGCATCGTTCATGATGTAAGGCTCTGCTTCAAGAAGTGAAGCGTACAAGAGCGCATCAGGAGAATTTGCAAGGAATACGTTGCTTGAGTTTGTATCGCCCAAGAACGTAGGTGCAGCAAAGTACAACAGTTTTAGTGTGTAAGTGCCATCAGGAACAGGAGCCAACTGGAACTCAGAAGCCAAGATTGTGTAATCTAGTGGCTTGCCGCTTTCTGTTGATCGAGTGTTGCGACTAAATACAGCAGGACTTGAGTAAGTCAAAGGCTGGATTGGGTTTGTTACAACCGCAAAGTCACGAATCTCAAGAAAGTCACTTGGCAATTCAACAGTTGAATCACCACCAGTTGTGGAAGTAGTCACCGATTTGAGCATTTGACGAATACGCAACTCACGGCGCAAACGAAGTTCTGCAAATCGAATGAAGTCAGGGATTTGGTCGGTTAAGTCAGTGCGAGCCAAGTAATTGGCAACTGCTGTCTTTAACTCTGAATAGGTTGCAATGCTCATACTTTACCTGGTCGTGTGCGCCAAGCGCGATTCATCGGGTCGTTTAGATAAGACGCAAAGCGAACCTCATCAACAATGGCAAATCCACGCATAACACCAGCTTTATTCAAATCATCAATTGCAGTCATTGGGATTGACGCAATCTTGTTACCAAATATGTCATCAGACCATTTTGCGCGTTCATCATAAGAGTTGTACTCTTTTTTGTTCGCTTCAATGATTCCAGAAACATCTTGCTTGGTAGCAATGATTACACCGCCATCACCGTCTTGGT